AAGAAGGATGTAATGATGACTTAGCAATGTGTTTAGTAATATTTGCTTGGTTAGTTGCTCAAGATTATTTTAAGGAAATGACGGACAATGATGTTCGCAAGAGAATTTATGAAGAGCAAAAAAATCAAATTGAACAAGATATGTCACCATTTGGTTTTATTTCTGATGGACTAGAAGACTTTGGAGTAACTGTAGATGAAGAAACTGGAGATAGATGGATTTTATCAAATTCTAAGTATGAAAATAATACATTGGAAGTCTGGAATTTGGATGAATATGGTGATCGCTCATATATGTGGGAATATAGATAGAACAAAGGGTTAGGAATTTATAAATACTTTTAGAATAATTCTGGACTTGTAGGAGAATAAAGATGCCGCTAAATTTAGCATCTCCTGGAATTGTAGTAAAGGAAATCGATTTAACAATAGGAAGAGCTATCCCCATCATCAAATAAAATTGGTGCAATTGTTGCACCTTTTTCAAAAGGACCTGTAGATTCGCCAACTTTAGTTGAAAATGAGAACGATTTACTAGTCAATTTCGGAGAACCATACTCAACAGATAAACATTATGAGCATTGGTTATCTGCTTCTTCATATTTGGCATATGGTGGAGCACTTAGAGTTGTAAGAGCAAATGATATTGATTTAAGAAACGGATTTGTAGGAACTGCATCGAGTGTAAAAATTGATAGTTTAGATCATTATAATGCTCTGGGATATGACGAAAATACTCTATCTGGAGTTGTTGCTGCTGCAAGAAATCCAGGATCTTGGTCAAATGGAATTAAAATTGGTATTATTGATTCTAAAGCAGATCAAATTTTAGTTGGTGTTAATTTATCAGAAGCATCAGGAATTACCACAATTGCAGTCGGATACGGCGTTACCCAATCAGTATCAGGTAGAATTAATCCCGGTGCTGGAACAACTTCAGTTCTTGATGGATACTTAAAAGGTATTATTACTGATATTTCAGGTAGTAACGTATCTGTTAAAGTGCTTTCACATGTTTCTGCAGCAGGAACTGAAACTCAGGTAGATTATCAACCTTCCGGAATTTATGCTTTTTCTTCAAGTGGAAGTGTTGCTATTCATACAACTGGACAAACAGTTGCAGCAGGAACAACTGCTTATACTGGAAGACTTGATTGGTTTGATCAACAAACTTTAGGTCTTACAAGCACTTCATCTATTTCTTGGAACAATATTGCACCAAGACCTGGAACTTCCGCATATGCAGCAGCAAGAGATTCAAGATTTGATGAGGTTCATGTTGTAGTTATTGATGCTCTAGGCACGGTAACTGGAAATGCGGGAACAATTCTTGAAAAGCATTTGGGTTTATCTAAAGCGTCTGATGCTGAGTTTTCAGTTGGAAATCCATCATACTGGAGAAAATATATTGTAAACAATTCAGAATACATCTTTGGACTTGGTGCTCCAACTGGAATTGTTACTACCGGATATAGTAGTGGGTTTAGTTTAGAGTCTGATGTTGCTTGGGATCAGAGAGCAGAAGGCATTACTTTTGCTGCTTCTGGAGCATCTACAAATACTTTATCAGGTGGTAAAGATTACAGTGGATTACAAGATCTTAGCACTGCAGGATCTCTAACAGCAACTCTTGCAGAATTGTCTGACGGATATGATTTATTTGAAAATACAGAAAACTTTAAAGTAGATTTCCTTCTAATGGGGTCTGCTGCATATGAAATTTCTACTGCTCAGGCACTTGCAAATAAACTGATTTCAGTAGCAGAATTGAGAAAAGATGCAATTGCATTTATCTCACCATATAGAGGGTCTGCTTTATCAGACACTTCGGTGCAAACTGCGGTAACAGTAAGATCTTCTGCTGATATTACTGACAATCTAGTTCAGTTTTATGCCTCAGTTTCATCATCTTCTTATGCAATTTTTGATAGTGGATACAAATACATGTATGATAGATTTGCGAATACCTTTAGATATGTTCCATTAAATGGTGACATTGCAGGTTTATGTGCCCGCAATGATATTAATAATTTTCCATGGTATTCTCCTGCTGGAACATCAAGAGGTGCAATTCTGAACGCAGTTAAACTTGCATACAATCCAACAAAAACTCAAAGAGATACACTTTATTCAAATAGAATTAATCCAGTAATTTTCTCACCAGGTGCTGGAATTATTTTGTTTGGTGATAAAACTGGTTTTGCTAAAGCATCAGCATTTGACAGAATTAACGTTCGTCGCCTGTTTGTTTATCTTGAGAATGCGATTTCTCAAGCGGCAAAAGATGCTCTCTTTGAGTTCAATGGTGAAATTACCAGAACAAACTTTGTAAATACAATTGAACCATTCTTGCGTGATGTCCAGGCAAAGAGAGGTATCTTTGATTATGTTGTTATTTGCGATGAAACAAATAACACAGCAGCAGTAATCGACAACAATGAGTTTGTTGCCGACATCTACATCAAACCAGCAAGATCAATTAACTTCATTGGTCTTAACTTTATTGCCACCAAAACTGGTGTTGACTTCGAAGAAGTAATCGGAAACTTTTAATTTAGAGGTTTAAACTACTATGGCAACTAGACAACAATTAAATCCACCTCCACTAAGAAAGATTACTGACTTCAAAAGTAAATTAACGGGTGGTGGTGCAAGAAGTAACCTTTTTGAAGTCGTCCTTTCATTTCCAGATGTTGCACCAGCAGATGTTAATGTTCTAGATAAAGCAAGATTTTTAGTTAAAGGTGCTAATTTACCAGCATCGAATGTTGCTCCTATCGATGTTCCATTCAGAGGAAGAACTTTAAAAGTCGCTGGAGACAGAACTTTTGAAAGTTGGACAGTAACAGTTATTAATGATACTGATTTTGCAATCCGTTCTGCTTTTGAGAACTGGATGAACAGAATTAACAGAGTATCTGATAACACCGGCGTCACAGATCCTACCGCATATACTGCAGATGCATTTGTTTACCAACTTGATCGTGACGGAACTACATTAAGAGCATATCATTTTTATGATATTTTCCCAACCTCAATTGGTGCAATAACTCTTGATTATGGAACTAGCACGATTCAAGAATTCCCTGTAGAGTTCCAAATCCTTTGGTGGGAAGCAGTTAAGGGCGATTCTCCTGCTGCTGGTGGTCAGGATATTAACTAAATATAGTATATAATCAGTTAAATTTATAAAATGGCGAAACTTTTTGGTTTTTCGATTGAGGATAACGAACAAAAATCCAAATCTATAGTCTCCCCCGTTCCTCCTAATAATGAGGACGGGGTTGATCATTTTATTCAATCTGGATTCTACGGACAATATGTTGATATTGAGGGCGTTTATAGAACAGAGTATGATTTAATTCGTAGATATCGTGAAATGGCACTTCACCCCGAATGTGATGGTGCCATTGAGAACGTAGTCAATGAAGCTATTGTCAGCGATCTTTATGATTCTCCTGTAGAAATTGAATTAACAAATTTAAACGCCAGTGATCGTTTAAAAGAAGTTATAAGAGCAGAATTTAAATATATTAAAGAAATTTTAGATTTTGATAAAAAATCTCACGAAATTTTTAGAAATTGGTATATAGACGGTCGTTTGTTTTATCTAAAAGTTATTGATCAAAAAAATCCTGAGGCAGGTATTCAGGAATTAAGGTATATTGATCCAATGAAAATGAAGCATGTTCGTCAAGAAAAAAAGACGAACAATGAGTTAAATCGATCAAGAAGTAATCTACTACCAAGATCTTTTGGACAAGATCAAGAATATAACTTTCCAGAGATTGAAGAATACTTCATTTATACACCAACTCCAAACTTTCCAACTGGAACAATTAGTGGTGGATCTAAAAAAGGAGTCAAAATAGCAAAAGATTCAATCACATACTGCACGTCAGGTTTAGTTGATAGGAATAAGGGAACAGTTCTTTCATATCTTCATAAAGCAATTAAGGCACTCAATCAACTTAGAATGATTGAGGATTCTTTGGTTATCTATCGATTATCAAGAGCACCAGAGCGTCGTATATTTTATATTGATGTTGGCAATCTTCCAAAAGTAAAAGCAGAACAATACCTTAAAGAGGTTATGTCTCGTTATAGAAATAAGTTGGTTTATGATGCCAATACTGGAGAAATACGCGATGATCGTAAGTTTATGA